GTGTTCACGCAATGGGGATGGACATATATCATTCGTTTAACTGTTTTATCCTTGGACACAACGCCCTTCAGCCAGTCAATCTGTGCCTTGACAGAACCGGAAGAACCGCCCTTGTCAACGCCCTTGGCATTGAATCCGGCCTTCTTCCACATCTTGATTCGGTCAGGTTCAGCAGAATCACACCACATCCGCTTGTTCTTCGGGATGCTCTCTGCAAGCGGGATGATTTCAGCCGTTTCTTTTTCGAAGACATAGACTTCATCAAGGATGTAGATGTTATCGTCCCGGATACCCAGCAGAAGAATTGCGTTTGCATGGTTGAAACCGAAGTCCTGTCCGATGGCTATGTCATCATAGTCATTCAGATTCAAGGAAATGTCTTGCACTTCCCAGTTGTGTAGGATCAGACCGCCGATTTCGCCCCATTCGCCAAGTCCATATATCTGATATCCTTCCGGGTCAACTTCCTTTCTGCGCTCCATTCTGGCCCGGTACGCATCATCAATGAAGCGGTTCATTTCGAAGGTGGAATGGTGACACAGAACATTCGGGTCGGGTTTGTCCCAAAAGACCTTCTTGATCCAGTGATTCTTATTGACCGGGTTGAAGGTCATTCGAATCTGATAGAACTGACCAGGTGGCAGCTGACCACGCAGACGGTCATCAATGATTTCCACATCTGCCTGTGTCAGTTCGGTTGCTTCCTCGCACCACACATCCGTCAGCTTGCCTTTCTGGAAGGTGATGGACTTCAGCTTTTCACGCTGCTTTTCATCGTTCATACCACGGAAGATGATTTCATTGCCGTTGGCCTTGCAGGTCAGCTTCAATGGGCTTTGTGTAATCTTCCAATACAGTTCAGCCTTATCCCCGAACATGCGATAAATAGCGCCGGTCAGTTCGGCAAAGGTGCTGTCACGGTTCGTGATGTCTGATTTTCGGATGCAGACCAGGTTGCGGCCTTTATCCGTCATCAGTCGCAGAATATAATTTTGGGCAGTGTCCACGCTCTTTCCAGAACCGGCACTGCCCTTCATAATGATGTATCGTTTATCGCTTCGGTCAACTTCCTTGAAGCATGGATTGGCTTGCACTTTGATTTTCATTCAGCATCACCGTAGTCCACAGTGATATTCAAATCCATGTCGATTTCGGCTTCGATCTTTTCTACAAAAGCGCCCTGCATCTTGCCAAGCGTGTTGATTGCATTGATGATGTCTTTGATGGATGCAGTCTTCTTCATCTTCTGCGCTCCATCCACCGCATCACAGACAATCACTTCTTCTTCGTGCTGCTGTCTGATGATAGCAGTCAAAGTCTGCTGCATTTCTGTGATGTCAGCAATCTTTGCATTCGCCGCTTTGTTATATAATTCTGCAAGGCGTTCTTTAACCTTTGGATTTTTCAATAACTGACTTGCTGATGCATCTGCCGTTTCAGGCTTGCACTTATATCCAGCATCCAAATAGGACTGTCTTGCGTTTCCTGATTTGGCATAAGCCAAACAGAACTTTTCTTGTTTTTGATTCAATGCCAAACCATTCACCGCCTTTCTTTATCCCGATTTCTTTGCAGCCATCATAAAATATGATTTATCATTTCTGTGCTGTTCAGTGTGGCAATCATGGCATAAGCACATGCCATTGTTTATGTCAATTCTTCCCTTTGGATAATCTGCCCATTTGATGATGTGATGTGCTTCAAGGTTTTCTTTCGAACCACATTTTTCGCATCTACCGATTGCAGTGACATCTTGTGTCCACTTTCTAACCCTTGGATCATTTCTGTCAAAAGGATAGATTCTATCATCGTTCAAGATTTCCTCAACGATGCCAGCCGGTAATAACGCTTTAATCAGCAATAATGCAGCATACTTTCTTTCAATCTCATATTCTCCAAGAAGAACAGCAACACTGTCTATCAGAATTGCTGTCTTTTCTCCCTCGGATATAGTCGGACTGTTGAACTTGTATCTGTCAAGAAGCAGCTCTGCCGCTTTCAGTCTTTTCAGCGTTTCGTTCTTCTGGCTGTTCAAAATGCGTTCAAGATGTTCAATAACTTCATTTCTCTTTGACTTTGCAACAGCCTGTTCTTCTGAAACCCTACTATCTATGTAATCTTTAACCGCTGACTTCGTCAAGTTCTCCTGACCTATCTGTTTTGCTGTCTTTTCTGAATATCCGGCTCTGATTGCAGCTTGCGTTGCATTCAGGTCAATCAGATATTCGTCACAAAACCTTTGCTGTCTTGGCGTAAGCTTTGCCACAATCATCACCTTCTTTCTTTATAGTATTTGATAGTAAGTTGAGAGTAGAAAAGATAGAAAAAACCTGACAGGTAAGGAGGTGTACCTGTCAGGCTTTCCGGAAAAGAAGAATGGATTTGTTCGTTCTCTCTGCTTTCGCTGCTCTCTCTATTATAATTATAATCTGGGCAAGTGATGAAAATCTATGAAATCTAATGAAAACTTTCAATCTTCCCCATGTTGGAACCGCTTATCAATGCATTCCAATTCGCTTCTGATAAGGCTTTGCCGGTTTCGTTCCACTCGTTCCTTTTGAGTCAGCTTCTTCTTAGGTTTGAAGCTTCCGCACTTGCCGGTGCCTTCACCTTTATCACGAAGCTTCCCTTCCCATGAAACGAAGTCACAATGCCAGAAGTTCATGTTCCGGGGAACCGTGCAATAATAGCAGTGCTGGCATTGCTTGTAGGCCTTATCTCTTTCTGCATCCAGTTCTGCATCAGCCTGTTCCCTGGCCTTGATTTCATCTTTTATCATAGACATCACCGCCGTTTCTTATTTCGCAGCTTCTTTTCTCTGGCGGCTTGCTGTTCCAGCGTTTCTTCACGCCAGAACACATAGCGTTCAATCCACGGTTCAAAGTGCTTGGGCAGTTTCTTCTTCAGCATTTCGTCCACCTTGCCACGGAAGCCGTCTGCATCATTTCGGATTTCAAGACCAGGGTGAACAAGCGTTGTGTAAGTTTCAAGAACTTCCTTCGTGAATGCCACGATGCGCTGTTCTCCCCATTTGTCATTGCCCATGCTTTCGCCATAGCCAAGGGTCAGCATGATAGAATCAAACATTGCCTGTTTGGTATGTGCATTTATTTCTGCCTTTGCCATCACCCGATCCGTTGCCACAGTTGTTTGCAGCCGTTTCAGGAAATCATTCTTTGCTCCCATGCTCTTTTCCTTTCATCAATTCCGTGACCGCCTGAAGCGCTCTGCCGTGGATGTAGCAAACATTCCGATAAGTGCAGTGCATTTCAACGGCAATCTGTTCCAAAGGTTCATAAAGCAGATAACGCTTTTGCAGAACTTCCATCTGATCCGCAGCTTCCACCGCTTCAATGACCCCGCTGATTTCACGCTTCTTTTCAACATAGGCATCAATATCCCGGTTGATTTCCGCTTCCAGGTCAACGATTTTAGCGATTGCATCCCCGACCTTGTCCTGGTTGCCACCGCCGGAAATCACATCCTGTTTCAAGGTGGTGGTGATTTTCGTGGTCATCGCCTTCAGATGTGCCACCTGTTCAAGCTTGCTGTCGATATTGGCATCAAGCTTTCTGACCTGAAGCAGATATTCTTGCGCTTCGTTCGGCTTCGCCTTTTTAGCCATCCGTATCACCGCCCTTCATGTGTTTCATCAACATGGCCCTGGTCATCAATCCGATGCCGCCGGGAACCGGTGTGACTTTCGGGCCATAGCATTCCGCTTCAAAACCGCAGCAATCACCGCACAGCTTGCCGTTTGCATCACGGTTGACACCGACATCCACAACCACATCAGCATTCCAGCAATAGCCCAGGTCAACCAGACCGGCCTTTCCCGCTGCCGTGATGATGACTTCCGCTTCAATCAGAAACTTATATAGATTTTTTGTCTTGCTGTGTGCAATCGTCACCGTGCAGTTTTCATCAAGCAGCATCTGGACAATGGGCTTGCCGACCAACTTACCCCGCCCGATGACAAGGACATTCTTGCCGGTCAGGTCACCCACTTCCTTCTTCAACAAATACATGATGCCTTCAGGTGTGCAGGGCTTGAAGTGCGACCCAGCAACAAAACCGTCCACATCCAAGAAAGGGGGAACAAGGTTGGTGAAGTATTCTTCATCCCACCCTTCCGGCAAGGGAAGCTGAATGATGATGCCGCCGGTGTTCGCTGCCATACACTTCCGCTGTATCAGTGTTGCCAGTTCATCAGGCGTTTCCACCTTGATATGGGTCACCGTTTTTG